GGGTGAAAATGAAGAAATACATAATAAAGAAGAAAATAATGATAATGAATTTAGAGATGTAGAAGAAATAGAAAAACTAGAAACTAGTTTGTTTAATAAATTAAAAAAGGTTACTAGTAATAATAGTCAAAATATACATTTGTCTATAGAAGAACCGGTATCATTAGAAGATAGAATAAAAAAAATAGAAACTATGGTTGAATCATACAATACTAAGTTTGATTTATTATTTAATTTATTAAAAAAATGAAATTAAAAATAAGTATTTATTTTATTGTATAATTAAAATAACAATGATATTCAACGTAGTTCTACTATTTAGTATGCTTAATTTAATTTTAGCATCATCTACTTCTTCGTCAAATTGGAGGGGTAGTCATAGAATTAGAAATATATCATTTAAGTTTGTTATTTTTAAAGAAAAAAGTGCTCCAAAATTGTTAAACTATTTTAACAGGCAGTATCAAAAAATATATGACAAAATTTTGGTTAAAGTTGCTAATGGTATTGCTGAATACGAAAATTTATCATATGAGGATAAATACATAATAGATTTTATATTCTCAACATTAATAGGTTAAAAATTTAATTTTAATTATAAAAATAAAATTAAATACATGAAGCGTTAATTTAAAGAACTAAAAGTTTTAATACATTTTCACCTCTTTCATTTCTCTCATAAGTTCCTACTTTTAATGGTTCAACATCAGGATCTTCAAGTGCTCTTTCATAAATATCTTTATCGTAAAGATCAAGAACATATTCATTAACTCTTCTATAAATATAATCAACATTGTTAATATTAACAGGTAATCCAGTCCATTCAATACGTTTTTTATTGGCTTGAACAGTAGTATCATTTTGTTGCTCAGCAAAATCAGGAACATAAGCAAATTTATCATTTGAAGGATCTCCAAAATTAATACATTTTCCATTAGAATAAATATAGCAATCAAATGCCGTTTCTTTAATAGAATCTGTTAATTGTTTTGTTAAATTAGCTTTGATTTCAGAGATTTCATAAAGATATTGATCGCTTGTTTGTGGAACAGCAGGTAATGCCTTACTCAAATCTTTTCTTTTTAATTCAATGGCTTCATCTGACTTTAATTGTGCCTCTGAAAAAATCATAATATAAATAAATACTTCTACAGTTTGAAGTGCTAGAGGTAAATCTTTATGACTACAAATACGTCTGGCACGACCAATCACCTGCTCTAAACGAACAGGATGCCAGTAAGGTTCCATAATATGAACATATCTTGTATTTCTTAAGTTAATACCTTCAGAACCAGAAGAAGTAATCATAAATACTTTTATTACCTCACCCATATTATTATTATGAAATTTAGATTTTAATACAGAACCAATACTATCTGGAATATCGTCCCATTCACCGTTATAAATATGACGTAACATTTCTTTTTCTTCACTTGTTTCTGTTCCAGTATACAAAGCAAATGTTGGTTTTCCTTCATCAATTTCAGGAATATCAATTTCCCAAACACCAGCAGAATTTTTTTTAATATTAAATCTGGCAAAACCATTCTTTTTAAGAACTGAACTGAAAAGACCAATACCTTCAGCAGTTCTAAATTGACTATATACTAAATGTAGCCCAATATATTCAGGATCTTGAATATTTTCAAGCATATGTAAAAATTTTGGACTGTATGTTTCAAGTGCCTCTGGTGTTAAAAAATCATTAGAATTATCTTCAATATTTTTAATAGCACGTTCCAAACGTTCTTTATAATCAACCCCGCCTATTTTATCAAGGACTTGATCTCCTTCTATTTCACCTTCATTTTCATCATCAACATCTTGCTTTCTTTCTTCTTTTCTTGCTTCTTTTAATAAGGCTACAATAGTATTTTGTTCTTCTTGGTTAACTTCTTCTTCTTCAGGTTTATGTCCAGATTCTAATAAAGCTTGTTCTAAATCAAAAGCTTCTAATCTTTTACCAATATTTTCAGCTTCTTCTTCATTATGTTTTTTAGTTTTTTTAGTTTTTGTCATGATTTCTTCTACTTTTTGAAGATCCTTGATAATACTCATTAATTTTTTATTAGAAGCTTTTTTTCCTTTTTTTTCAGCATTAATCACATCTTTCACATAAGAACGCAATTCATTATCTATTTTTATTTCCCAGTCTCTTTTTTCTCCTTCATCTGGTATTTTATCCAAAATAGCATACAATCCAGGTTTCATTTGTTCTTTTAATTTAAGAAATGCCATTTCTACACCCATATCATCTTTTAATTTTTCAAATGATTTTTCAGTTTTAATTGTTTTAGGAGTAGGTCTATCAGGCATAACAAAATTACAAAATAGACGTGAAAAGATACGATATGTTGAAGACGAGTCTTTAAAAAGATCATCAGGTCTAGGCGCCCTTTTAGGTTTTTCAGTTAATCTCTCTTCTTTACGAGCGCTTTCATAGATTTTAAATTGATAATCGCTCATTGGTATTCTAACTATGTGGTAATCAACTCCTAATTCTTTATTATATCTAGGCAGTAAACTCTCTTGAGCACTTTTAAAAAAGGAAGATAGACCAATAATTCTCCTCTTTAAAGCATCTACATTTTTAAGTGTATGATCTGCTTCATTAATATATCTAGATAAGAAACTATTTAAATCGTCTGGTAGTGCTTTTTTATTGATAACGTGAATTCCATCAGGAATTACATCAATATCATTTCTTTTTAGAATGCTAATAATTTTTCTCTCAAAATCTTCGTCTGAAGAAAATTCTGTTTCAAATGTTGTAGTGCCATCCTTTTCTTTTTTATTATTAGTTACACCTTGGTAACCACTATCCATTTTAATTTTATTTTTAAATCCAAAAGGGTTTCTAGTAATGGTAAGTACTTTACTAGAAGGAGAATAATCTAAATAATCTAATGTTTTCTCTCCTATTAACATTGCTTGTAGCGTATCCCTATCAACTTTATTCTTTGTTTTAATAACTAATGAAAATTTCCATGTTTTTATGTAACCACGTAGAATATTGAAAAGAATAGCAAATTCATTAGGATAATTTATAATAGGAGTTCCAGATAATAATACAATTCTACTATTTTGTGCTCGTAATAACATATAATATAATTTAGTTGCCAAGTTAAGTGGGGTATGCTCTCCAAATAAACTTGGATCTTCTTCTACTTCAGCTTTTTTCTCTCCTTCTTTAACTTTATCCTTTTTCTTTTTTTCTTCGCCAGGTATTTCTTTTTCCTTTTTTAATTTATTTACAATTCTGCTAATTAAATTATGAGCTTCATCAATAATTACAACAGTATTATCAAAAATATTTCTTGTAAAATTAGAAGTCAATTCTGCTAATTTTTTTGCTCGTAAACCATTATAATTAATAAATGTATACTTATGTCTTATCATTTCATTTAATTGTTCTTCTAAAACTTTTTTATCAACATCTGGTAATACATCATAATTAGATGGCTTAGTAATATTAACAAAAAATGCTCCTCCGTGACGGCGAATATATTCCATTGGCAAATTTAAAATGGCTGAAATTGGCGTAAGAGCTTCTGGATGATCAGTAATAGAAATCCATTCCCAATACTGGTTTCTTTTATATAATAAATCACCAGCCTTTTTGAGTTCTTCAATATAATTTGCGCGTAATGATGCGGGGGTCATTACAATAACCCGTTTGGAATCTTTCATACCTTCTGCAATTGCGATAGAAGTGGCTGTATTATGTGTTACTGTAAAATCACCCATTACATATCTACAGTTTTCATCTATCATAAATCCATAATAATCATCTTCATTAACATATTCTATATTTATTCCTGTAACCAAGCAATCTTTTATTTGTTTTCTACTATTAGCCTGTTTTCTTGGTATTTGAGTTGGTATTTTCTCTAACCCAGAACCATTAATACTAATTCTAAATGCTTTTCCATAATTTTTTATTCCTTTATATGTCCATGACGTAGTCTTTTCAGATTTATAACATGAAAACCCCAAACTTCTAGCTAAATAAATAACATCATCCATTAATTTTTCATTTTTTTGAGTAAATTCAAATCCATTTCTCTCTTTATTAAGAGATCCATCGCTGTCTAATAATCCAGCAAGTAATCGCAAACGGTTTTCTCTTGTATTACATTTATAAATATAAGGAATATGTTTGTTATTAATAAGATCTAAATCCTTTAAAGTATTTAAAAATATATTGTTATAATATTTTCCATTACCAGTAATGCCATAAGTATATTTGTGTCTATGTGTTAAAAATAAATTGTATTGTGGTAAATTTTTGGCAAAATAATAAAGCACAGTTGAGTCTTGGCTAGTTATTTCTGATGTACTACTACTTCCATCACCTAACCAATATCCTATCATATATGGATCAATAGGTAAAGGTTTTTCTGGAAAGTCAATAGGCACCTTATATCCTTTTAAAAATCCTTTTTTCTTATCAGATAATTTTAAATAATCTTTTACTGATATTTCAATTACATTATTATTTGTTTCATCATTATTTAATATTGTTTCATAAAATCTTTGTGCTTCCTCTTTTATTTGTATTTCATTATCCTTTACATGTGAAAAGGTATAAGTTTTTGATTGAAACATATTTTTTTCAATCCATTGAACATTATAATTTGTATTTGATGTATGATTATTTCGGCATATTTTTGGAAATCCAGAAGCACGTAAACACAAAATATGCTCTTGATTAACTCTATATTTTTCTCCTTTTATAGGTATAATATCATACATTTTATCTTTTCCTCTTGCTAAAGAAATTACTTTTCTTGGTTTAGAGTCATCACCCATTAAAAAATCTCCAACTTGTATATCCTGAACTAATTTTATATGACCATCAGACATTATAATGGGTGTATCTTTTGCGTGACATTTACCACTACCCAAGCCATGGTATAAAAGTAGCCCACGATATGGCGTGTAAAGGTTCATATAATCTCTAACAATTTTTTGATGTGTTAATAGAGAGAAATTTGAACTTGTTTTTCCAATAGTCTCACAAGAAATACTTTCTTTGTTTTCTTGAAGCTCTTTTCGATAAGGCTCAAAAAGAGAATTAATAAAATTAACAAAAATCTCTCTATCATTCATATAATAACTAGAAACTTTTACGATAACAGGAGGTAATTTCTTTGGAAGACGTTTTCTTAAATCAGTATCACCAAATTTAACTAATACTTCTGGTCCAAGAACGGCAACACCTTTTTCTACCTTGGCTGTTTTTCTTTTTTGTTTTTTAGGTGCTTGAACTTTTAAAATAGGAGCTTCTTCTTCTTTTTCCAAATCATCTACCTTTTCCAACTCCTCAACTTTTCCCAATTCTTCCTCTTCATCTTCTTCAATAATTAAAAGTGGTTTTTTGTCTTTAATTTTTTTGGGTTTTTTAGAAGGTTCTGGTAATGGAACAGGCTCTGAAACTATTTTTTCTTCAGAAACTTCCAAAATAGGTTTAATAGTAACTTTAAGTTTTTTATTTTCCTTTAACTTATTTAAATAAGCTTGGTAATCAAAACCTATTTCAGTTTCATCAACTATAAGAGGTTCTGCTTTTTCATCAGGTTCTTCTACTTCTTCTAATTCCTCTAATTCTTCTTCAAAAACAGGAACTTCTTCATCTTCCTCGTATTTTCCTTCCTTTTCAGAAGGTTTTACAACTTTTTTTCTCTCTCTAACTTTTCTTTGTTTTTTAGTACCTTTTATAACAATAGCAACCTGTTCTTTTTCTTCAATTTTAGGTTTTACTATCATTTTTTCTTTTAATGCGGCTAAAGGATTCATTACTTATATATTTTGAATATATAAATTTTTATTTTTTGACAAATCAACAATAAAGAGATGTTGTTTATTTTATATTTTAATTTTTTTCTTCATATTCATCATTTATACCAATAACTTGTAGTGCCATATTACAAGCTATTTGTTCTGCCTTGCGTTTAATCTTATGTTGACCTTCACCTAAAAATATGAATGCTTTACCATTTTCAGCAACAAAATCTTGAATGCTTTGGAAGTTTTTATGTGTTGACATATTAATAGCATCACTAGGTTTAACATTGTAAATAGGCTGACCCAAACATAAATATACACCCATTTTATAACCTAAATCTGAGTCATGTTCAATCTCCAAATAATGCGGTGTTACCTTGAATGCTTTTTGGATCTTAACTTGAAGAATATTTTTATAATTGTCATCATTTTGGATAAGAGCAGTCCAATCAATATGACGATCAAAGACATTTTCAATAAATTTTTGTGCCATTTGGAAACCAGGTCCGGTAACAAAAAAACCGTCAAATAAATGGTCGTCATCTTTAACAATAACCTTATTGAAATCTAGAAAAAGAGCACCGATGAATGACTCGAATAAACATCCTAGCTTTTTTAAATTGGTGCGAATTTTCTTCTCTTCCGCATGTTTAGAAAGTATTAACCATTTATGAAGCCCCATTTCAAGTGCGATTTTACCGATGGCTTCGTTTTTAACAATAGCAATTTTCTTTTCTGTCATAAAACCTTCATCTGCTTTAGGAAATCGTCTGTAAAGAAGGTATTTTGTAACGCATTCGAGCACGCCATCACCTAAGAACTCAAGTCGCTCATTAGATTTGCTGCTGAGTGGCATACAATCAAGCGGTCTTTCTACAATGGTAATATTTTGTTGAATATTTTCAAAATTGGGGCGTTTTGTATAAGAACGATGAACAAAAGCGCGCTCATATAGTGACATATTATCGACTTGAGTTGGGATCCCATATTTAGTAAGAATAGATTGAACTTCGCTCAATGTAATCTTAGTATTCAGAGGATTATATGGGTTGAAAACTAAACCTTCATCGGTTTTAATAATATCATCATCTCTTAGCAATTGTTGTTCTGACATTTGTATATAATATTATGAAGATGGCTTTATTATTGTTTTATATATATTTAAATAAAAAAAAATGATTGAATATTTAATTAATAGATGAAATATATTATTTAGCTTATACGATGAACTATGATTTTAAAGCAAACTGGAATGATATTATTCTTCCATTATTATCATTACCTAATATTAAAAAAAGTATTAAAAAAGGTATAACTAGTTATATTGCGGATGGTAATTGTGGGATAGATATTACTTACGATTCTAATAAATGCCCTGCTTCATATGGAAGAGGCGATGGTTGGCTAATGTATATGGATGAATATGAAGAAAGTTTAACAACAAAATTATTAGCAACAGGATTTTTAAAACAAGATGAAAATATACCATCAGATGATGATGAATTTGAAAATTATTTTGATGAAGAATATATTAATTATAAAAATAATATTATTAAACCTTTTATTACACATCATGAAAAAACAAGTTTAAGAGCATATCAAATGTTTGGAGCATGTCATTGGTGGAACCCAACATTCTGTCTTACACTTGCCAAAATTATTTATCCAAATGAAAATTGGAAAATTAAAAAAGGTTTTTATCACACAACAATTATTAATTCAGACGAAAGTTTAGTTTTTGATATATTATATTTTGATGAAAATGATTCAACTAAAGGAGGTAGTTTAGCAATATATGACTCTTCAAAGAAAGAAATTAATAGTTAAAAAATTTATAAATTATGTTTAAGTATTTAGAAGAATAAAATTTTTATTTTACAAAAATTTATTATCTTTATCTAGTTTATAATCATGGTTTATATGAGCGGGAGTAAGGCAAGCAGGAATCAGGCTTCAATTGTTAACAGAACAAACGTTTGTGGAGGAAATAAAAAGGCGGGGTTAGCTCCTCGTGTCGGTTGGTATTTGTCGAGCAACACCATGTTGATTGGTGCTCCTCAAACAATCCCTCGATTCTGTATCCCTAACAGAACAGTTCAAACACAGAAGACTGGTTACCGTGCTACAATTGGTGGAAACATGGGTTAAAACCTTGTTTTCTTATATTTATATTTTTTTATAAAAGTATTTTTACAAAGTATTTATCAATAAAATAAATTAATTGTGAAAATGATTTAATAAGATATTATTAAATTATTTAATAACTTATGATTGTCAAGGTAGATACTAGAG